CAATAAACGGAGGTATTTATGAGCGAACCTATCAATAACCCTACCCCGGCCCCTGCGCCGGAGCCCGCTCCTGAGAAAACCTTCACTCAGGCGGAAGTGGATTCCATGATTGGCAAGCGGCTTGCAAAAGCCATGAAGGGAATGCCCAGCGAAGAAGAGCTGACCGCCTACCGCACCTGGAAGGACGGGCAGGCCGGAGAGAAAGAACGCTGGGACAAGCTGACTGGCGAGAGGGATACTCTCTCCGGAAAGCTGACAACCGCAGAAGCGGAGAGAGACCAGTTGAAGCGTGAGTTGTATGTCCTGAAAAAGGGCTTGACCGGCGAGGAGGCGGAGTTCATCGCCTTCAAGGCAGGGAAGATGGTGGACGACAAGACCACCTTTGAGCAGGCCGTGGACGCGCTCACCGCCGACCGCAAGAAGACTTCCTTTGACTGGACTGCTCCAGTGGGCGGAGGGAAGCAAAAAACAGGAGAAAACGATGTAATGAACGCCCTGATCCGGGGCGCACTGAAATGAAAGGAGAACATAAATGGCTGTTGACATTATCGATAGAAGCAAACTTTCTGGGCTTATCCCTGAGCCCGTAACCCGTGAAATTATCCAGGGGGCCGTAACGGAGTCCGCTGTGCTGCGGATGGCCCGGCGGCTGCCCAACATGACCAGCAAGACCCAGACCCTTAATGTGCTGGACGCCCTGCCCACCGCCTACTTTGTGAACGGCGAGGCGACCACCGGCGCGTCCGACTCCAAGGCGTCTCTGAAAAAGACCACCAATATGGCGTGGGACAAGAAGAAAATCTACGCCGAGGAAATTGCGGTTATTGTCCCCATCCCCGAGGCCGTTCTGGACGACAGCGACTACGACATCTGGGGCGAGGTGCGGCCCCGTCTTCAAGAGGCATTCGGAAAGGTCATCGACGCCGCTATTCTGTACGGCACGGACAAGCCGACTTCTTGGCGTGATGGCCTTGTCCCTTCTGCCACTACCGCAAGCGCTGTTGTGACCGCTACCAGCGACATTTTCAAGGACATCATGGGCGAGGGCGGCGTGATTGCCAAAGTGGAGGAGAGCGGCTATATCCCCAACGGCGTAATGGCGGCTATCCAGATGCGCGCCAAGCTGCGCGGCATTGTGGATAAGAACGGTCAGCCCATTTTCAAGACCGATATGCAGGGGGATACCCGCTACGCGCTGGACGGCATGAGCATGTACTTCCCCGTGAACGGTGCTTACGACCCGGAGGAATCCCTAGCTATCGTGGGCGACTGGAGCCAACTGGTCTACGCCATTCGGCAGGATATGACCTTCAAGATTTTCGACAGCGGCGTGGTACAAGATCCCACCACTGGAAATATCCTTTATAACCTGATGCAGAACGACATGGTGGCCCTCCGCGCCGTCATGCGGCTGGGCTGGGAGATTCCCAATCCCATCAACGCCTTCAACGTCGGCAATGAGAACGCCTTCCCTTTTGCTGTTTACGCACCGGCGGGGGGTTAATAGGGTCTGACACTTTAACGCTATTCCCCAGCGGTCAGACCCTATTGGGGAAACAGGTTTCCGAGCTTGTGGGTGATGACCTGAAGGTCTATGCGAACGGCGCTGTAACGGGCACATTTCATTATGTGACCAACTACACCGAGTTCAGCAGCGCCCCGGACGAGCAGAGCGGGTATTATTTCCCATTTCACCTGACAAAGACCGGGACAAAGATGACCTTCAAGAAAAATGGCTCTCCCACAAAGGAAAACATCCTGTTTGACGCGGACATTGTCTTCCAGGTGACCAAGGATGACACCTTCGAGGTGCTTGTTGATGATTCCAGCGTAGCGAAATTTAGTTTCACTGGGGCGACGTTTGAGCCGCAGGCTAAGACGAAAGCCCGTGCGAAGAAGTAAGGAGGCGGCCTGATGGCTTACGCAGATTATGAGTATTACACTGCTGCGTATCTAGGCAAGACTATCCAAAAGGCTGACTTCCCTCGTCTGTCCCTGCGTGCAAGTTATTTCTTGGATTACTACACGCAGGGGCGGGCGGCCTCAAACAGCGAGTTGGATGCACTGAAAATGGCCTGTTGCGCCGTGGCAGAACAGTACCAGAGCATCGACCTTGCCCAGCAAGCGGCCCTGAATGCTCTTAAAAACTCCGCAAATGCTGGAGAGGCCGGAGAGTTGCAAAGCCAGAGTGTGGGTAGCTGGTCCAAAGCTTACCGAAGCGGCGGTGAAAGTGCCCAGCAGGCCACGGCAGTGGCTCAGTCGGCACAAACACATCTTGCATCTGTTGCAGCGCAGTATTTAGCCGGTACGGGCCTTCTATACCGTGGAAGGGGGTGCGGCTATGGACATGTTCCCCCATGTTGTGACGGTCTATAACACCTACGTTGAGACGGACCATTCCACCTTTGAGGAGACCACAGTGAACCACATCACTGTCCTACGGGGAGTCCTCCTGGATGCCTCTAAGGGTTCCAATGTAACCAAGAGCGGGCTGGAAAGCGCGGATGCAGTCAACCTGTACATTCCATTTTCGGTTGAGGCGTTGGACGGTGTGACAGGCATCCAAAGAAGGTATGTCGGGCCAGTCGAGTTCTGGAAAGCAGATGATAAAAGCGACCTATGGACGCTCTCTGTGGCCCGTGATAGTTTTTTCATCAAGGGTGAGGCTATACACCCGGAATGGACGGTAGAGACCATAGAGGCCGACTACGACGGTGTGTACGATATTACTAAAGTCGATGAAAAGGACTTCGGCGGTGAAATGGCTCACTGGGAAGTTGGTGGGGTTTAATGCTGAAATTCAGTTTCCGCGCCGAAGGGCTGGAAGCAATCAGGGACAAGTTGGATGAGGAGTGCACCAAAGCGGAGCATACTGTGGCACTCCAGGTGCGGAAGGACACATCACCATATGTTCCGATGCTTACCGGATCATTGGACAAACGGACGCGGGTAGATGGTTCAGAAGTGATTTACCCAGGCCCATATGCACGCTACTTATATTTTGGAAAACTAATGGTAGACCCGGCTACAGGTAGCAGTTATGCATCAAAGGGCACAACAAAGGTCTTGACTGACAAAAACCTTGTATTTAATACAGCATCACATGCGCAGGCACAATCCCATTGGTTCGAAGCCAGCAAGGCCGAGAATTTGGATAACTGGATTCGGACGGCGGATAAGGCGGTGAAACGTGAACTCTGAGAAAAAAGAGAAACCCCGCATGCTGGCGGCGACAGAAGAAGTGGATAAAATCTCCCGCTCCATGCTGGTGTGGGCCAATACCTTCCCGGAAAAGCCGGTGGACATCATTAAATATGAATTTCTGTCCGCTGACCAGGGAGACGAGACCGGTATGGCATTGTCTACCATCCAGGGGACCTATATCACAAAGCGGTTCATCCTGGGCGGCTATCAGGCGGAGTACCAATTCAAACTAATTTATCGTATTAAGCCTGGGCGCAGCAACGACAAGCGCCTGGAGGCTGACGAGCTACTGGACCACTTCGGTGACTGGGCAAGAAAAAATCTTCCTGATTTGGGAGACGAGATTCGGGCGCTCCGAGTTGAGCCCACCACACAATCCTCTAAATTTGCCGCTTATGAGGACGGTTATGAAGACTACCAGATTTTGATGAAACTGACATATGAAGTTGGCGTTTGAAAGGAGAAAAACAATGCCTGAGTCTGATTTGACTTTTAATACTACGCCGGGCCAGACCGTAGGCCGTGAAATGTTAATTGCTTACCTAAACACTGGAGAGAGCTCTACGCCTACTTGGTCTCCAATCGGTAAGCGTGTAGAGGACAGTTCAGCCGAATACGACTGGCAAACAGAAACCAAAGTTGATATTTTTGGAAATACCTATACCAACGGGAAGAAACCAACCATTACACAAACCTTTGACCCATGTGAGTTGGATGCAGATGACGCAGCACAGGAAAAAATCTGGAACCTTGCTATCAAAGATCAGAACGTGAACGCTTTGATGAATCAAGATATGCTTATTGTCCATCTGTATGCGGGGACGGCCGGAACAGCGGTATTTGCTGAAAGATACTCCTCATGCTCTATTTTGCCGTCCGGGCTCGGTGGTGAAGGCGGTGGCACAATTGGGATGCCAATTGATGTTACATATGGCGGCACCAGAACTGTTGGTACAGCATCGATTAGTTCTGGAACTGTGAAATTCACACCGGGAACCGTGGAGGTTTAACTTATGAAGGAACTGAATTTTGACTCCGGCCTTGTTACATATTCTTTGAATGGCAAGTGCGAGGTGTCGTTCAACCCCACTGACAGCAACTTCGTTGAGCGGCTGTACTCCGCTTTTGAGGATCTGGACAAGAAGCAGGAGAGCTACAAAGCACAGATCGAGAAGATGGTGGACAAGAAGGAAATCTTCGAGTTTGCCAAAGAGCGGGACGCTGAAATGCGCGGCATTATTGACGGCGTGTTCGAGGCCCCTGTGAGCGAGTCTGTCTTCGGCGGCATGAATGTCTATGCCATTGCCAACGGCCTCCCTGTCTGGTGCAACTTGATGATGGCGGTCATGGATGAGATTGATACCACTTTCACCAGAGAGCAGAAGCTTACTAACCCGCGCATCAGCAAGTACACAGCGAAATACCAGAAGTATCAGAAGAAGTAACCAAAGGAGCACGCCATGAGCTATGGACTTCCAAAAAGCGTGGATATAGACGGGCAGGAGTTTGATATCCGCTATGATTATCGGGTTATCCTCGACATTTTCGAGGCCATGAACGACCCCGATTCCAGCGAGGAAGACCGGGCCCTTGACGTGCTCCAAATCTTCTATGTGGATTTTGACGAGCTGACCGACTATGACGCGGCCATGAAAGAGGTTTTTCGATTCATCAACGGCGGCGAGGAGCCACGGAAGCAGAAAGGCCCCCACCTTGTGGACTGGCCTATGGACTTTCCCCGCATCATTGGCCCTATCAACCGTGTGCTGGGCTATGAAGCCCGCGCTGTGGACTACGACATCGAAACCAACACGGGCGGCATCCACTGGTGGACTATCCTCGCGGCCTATGCGGAAATAGGGGACTGCCTCTTTGCCCAGGTCGTCCGCATCCGCGACAAGAAGGCAAAGGGCAAGCCGCTGGACAAGTCTGACAGGGAGTTCTACCGAAAGAACCGTGACATCATCGACATCAAGCAGACTTACAGCGAGGCGGAGAATGACCTCGTCAACCTCTGGACAGGCGCAAAATAAAACCGCCCCAGGAGGGGCGGCTATGATTATCGTATCGTGCATTTTGTCAACTGAACTTGAGCAAGAGGGATTCCATCGCACTCACCAGCGATAGTGATGTAGTCTCCATCCTTTAGCTGTGCAATCAAATCCGTTTGGTCTCCATCCTTCGGGAAGAAGCACTGTATAGGATAAAGGCCATAACCGTCATTTGTTTCGAGCGAAATGCAAGGTGCTTTTGTTAAAACATCCTGCCCGATGTTTTGAATTGTGCCAGTCACAACCAAGATTTTATCCTTATACAGCGCATCGGCATTCACTGCATTCTCCTTATATGCCGCCCACAAGCTGTTGGCTGAGATGGTAATTTCCTCCGGATGGATGTTCTGCGCTAAATTATCGGATGGCTGCGTGGGTGTAGTAGTTGATTGGCTTGGACTATAGCCATCGTTTGACTGACTATCAGAGCGGCCCCCAAAAGTAAGAGATACAGCGGCAATAATAGCAACGACAATCACAGCTGCAAAGGCAACATTTCCCTTAATTTTTCTGCTTCTTTTTTCTGGGGCGTTCTCACTATCGAAAACAGCGGTTTCTGGTGTATTTGTTGCGTATTCACTCTCAACTACGAGGTGTGATCCAGATATTGCTGTGTTTACAACTTTTGCAGTGTCATCCGGCGATACGAGGATTGAAATTGAGCAGTCGATTTTACGCCCCTTTTGGAACGAAAGCGTATGGGGTCCATCTTGAGCGTATGCAGAAACGGTTGTGCCGTTTCTTAAAATCCCAACCACTTTGTCATCCAAAAGTACCGTGAAGTCGACAGCACATCCCCACGGCGATTTTTCTCTTGTAATAATGATTTCTTTGTACCCTTCCAATGTAAATCTCTCCCCTCAAGGTGGTGTTTAATGTGGCCGCTGACGGCTCCATCGTCATTGAAACCAATATTGACAATAAGAAAGCACAAAAAGAGCTGAATCAGCTTGCTAAGAAAATCCAATCGCTTGAAGATCAACTTACGTCCAAAAAGCAGGGGAGGTTTCCTTTAGTAGAAAACCTCAACGTTGTAAATGCGGAGTTGGAGGAGGCCAGGAAGCAGTTATCCATGCTCCAGGACGAACAGAATGCTATCAATGCCGCCATGAAAGCTGGTTCGTCCGCTGATGACTATATGCGTGCCTATTCTGATAGGCCTATGGTCGATTCCCAATTGAAAAAGCAACAAGAAAAGGTTGACGCAATTGAGAAAGAGTGGAGGCAGGCTGAAAAAGCGCTTTCAGATTATGATTCCAAAATTTCTGGCTTAGAAGGAAAGTTGAACCTGGCAAAAGAGGAAGCCGGAGGGCTCCAGCAGAACATGGCAAAGTCCGGCCCTGCCGCCGCCAAAATGGCAAAATCAGTAGATAGAGCGCAAAAGAGCGCAAGCAAGTTTTCTTCTCGTATGCGTGAAGTTATCAGAAGCGCGCTTGTATTCACGGTCATTACACAAGCTCTTGCGAAGTTCCGTGAATGGATGGGGAAAGTCATTAAAACAAATGACGAGGCTAGAGCGTCTATTGCACGCCTAAAAGGGGCTCTCCTGACGCTCGCTCAACCGATGATTGAGGTCATTATACCAGCATTTACAAATTTTGTCGATATGTTGGCCCGTATAATTTCAATGGCCGCCCGGATTACTGCTGCGCTGTTTGGTACAACAGCAGAGAAAGCTGCGGACTCCGCTGAAAATCTGTATGAGGAAACAGAAGCACTTGAAAAAACGGGTGAGGCGGCTGAGGAGGCCGGGAAATCGCTCGCTTCTTTTGATGAAATCAACCAGCTTTCGGGGAGCAGAAATAAAAGTGAATCTTCTAATCAAGATATTGGGCCAGACTTTTCTGCCTTTCAAGAAGGTATGAATAGCGGATGGCTCCAAGAAATGATGGCGAGTGTATCTGCTTGGGTTCCAATTGCATTAATGCTAGGTGGTATTGCACTTGTAGCTATAGGAGCATCTATAGGGAGTTTAGTGCTGGTTCTTTCTGGTTTACTTTTACTTGGAGCTGGCATTGATTTCTCCGGAGAAAATGAACAATTACAGTCTTGGGTTGATGCACTTGGTTTAAATAGTGTGCAAGAGTTTGTGTTATTGGCAATTATACTCGGCGGCATCGCCATGGTTGCTATTGGAGCTTCAACTGTAAATATTTTACTTGTTGTGGCTGGACTAGCTTTGATCGGAGTTGCTGTGGCTTATGCATATCAAAGCGGAATGATGCAAGATTGGGCGGAAGCGCTTGGACTTTCTAGAGCAGCCCAGTTTATAACTGCCGCTCTATTGATAGCTGGATTTGCCCTTATTTGTATTGGCGCAGGACTAGGGAATATTCTTATGGTTATATCTGGTATTGCTTTGATTGCAACTGGCGTCTTTGTAGGGAGTGAGAGTGGAGTTTTTGAATCTTGGGCAAAGACGCTGGGACTTGATTCCGCGTTTGACTATGTAACAGCTGCAATGCAAATAGCTGGATTTGCCCTCATCTGTATTGGAGCGGCAATGGGGAATATCTTTATGGTTATCGCTGGAGCAGTTCTTCTAGGAGCAGGGGTGACAGCAGAAGTAATTGGAGAACAGACACTGATGGCATGGTGGGAAAAACTGAAACTTACAACCGTTGTTCAATGGGTATCTGTCGCCATCCTTTTGGTAGGCATCGTAATGGTAGCTATTGCGGCTGCTACTGGAAATCTTATTTTGCTAATTGCTGGTGCAGTGGTGCTCGGCCTTGGAATTGTTGCCGCAATAAATGATGATCATTTGCAGGATTGGGTTGAAACATTAGGCCTTGAAAAAGTAATGGAGTATGTAACGATTGCAATTTTGCTTGTAGGAATCGGGCTTGTTGCAATCGGGCTAATGACTATGAACGTTCTTATGTTTTTAGGTGGATGTGCACTCCTTATTGCTGGATTTGTCGTTGGGAATGAAAGTGGGACGTTTCGTAGTTGGGTAGAAACATTACATCTTGAAGAGGTGGCTGGATGGGTATCTACAGCAATGCTGCTTGCTGGGATTGCATTAGTCGCTATTGGTGCAATGACATTAAACCCTCTATTCATACTGGCCGGGATTGCACTTTTAGGTGGGGGGACAGCGCTTAAGCTTGGAAGTGGCAGTACGAAGGGGAGTTCTTATTCAGCCAGATCAGGCTTAGGCCGAATGTCAGTACCAAGGCTTTCAATTGATGACGTTCCTGCCCTTGCAAAAGGCGCGGTCATACCGCCTAATAAAGAGTTCCTCGCCGTACTGGGAGATCAAAAGAGCGGGACAAATATAGAGGCTCCAACATCTGAGATTGAAGCCGCTGTTGCCCGTGGGATGCAGCGATATGGTGGCGGCGGCTCCAATACAGTTATCTTGGAAATCGACAAGCAGGTGCTTGGTCGCGTATCTTATCAAGCAACTCAGAGCGAAGTTCAGCGTATCGGCGTAAATTTGGTGGAGGGTTAAATGAGCTATATCAAATTGAACGGCATTGAGTTTGACGCAGATGTTGCAATTTCGACTTATAATCGAAGTTTCAATGTACTAGATGGAGATAATGCTGGCCGAGTGCTTTCCGGTCGAATGATACGTGATGTTATTGGAACCTATCTTGGACATAAGATTACAGTGTTTCGCAGAGGAGACAATTACGAAGGGCTGGATACCTTTTGGGACTATCTGTACCAACACTCAGTCGATGATAGCGTTATGTTGGAGGCTGCGGACGGACAGACAACCATCTCCTACGAGGCGTATTATACTAGCGCATCTCAAGACATGGAGAAGGTAGAAGGTAGCGTAAATTATTGGGGAGAAATAGAGGTAAGCTTTGTCCCGATAGACGCACAGGTCAAGCCGTAAAAAGTGAGGATAGGAGATGGCAAACAAAAACAAAATTGTGTATGGCGACAGAGTGTTTGAGGGCAACAAAATTAAAAGCGGAAATCTTCATATTGCAACATCTCTTCTATCTTCCTCTCTGGAAGCCAATACCTTATCAGTCGTAATTGAGACTGAGGACAGAACAATTACAGAGTTTGAAAGAAACGCTCCAATTGTTTATTTTTATGATGACGTTCAGACCGGTGTGTTTTATGTGAAATCCATTGACCGGAATGGACCCAATACATATAAGATATCTGCAACAAGCGCAATTGGGCTTTTATCTGAAAATCAGCATTATGGAGGAATCTACTCTGGAGAGACTGCATCCGAACTTCTTGCTTCCATATGCGGCACAATACCATACGAGATAAAAACAAATTTAGCAGACATAAAATTGTATGGTTGGTTGCCTATCGCTACAGCAAGGGATAACTTGTCACAGGTTCTATTTGCAATTGGCGCAACTATTCGAACTGATCTAAATGGAGTTCTTCGGATTGCGGCCCTTTGGGATGGAATTAGCGGGAACCTTGGTTTAGACCGAATGTATCAGGGCCCGAGCGTCACTAACGCGGCCAAAGTAACCCAAGTAATTGTTACAGAACACCAATATATAAAATCTGGTGAGTCATCTACACTTTTTGAAGGGGCCACAGAAGCAGGCAGTATTATCACATTTGAAGAGCCTGTTTTTAATCTATCCGCATCTGGCTTTACTATTTTAGAGAGTGGAGCCAACTACGCAAAACTATCTTCAGGTTCCGGAAGGCTTACTGGAACAAAGTATACACACAACAAAAGCCAAATCATACGTGATATTGTTTCAGCCAAAGAGCCGAATGTAAAGAAGGTTGAAAATGCTACGTTGGTATCGCTCATAAACTCTGCGGCTG